TATTTCTTTTCTTTATCAGATATAAACATAGCCATATTAGCAATTTAAGCACCTTTTTAGCTAGTTTCACACCCTTTCTGGTATGTACCCCTCATTTTAATTTAATAATCCCTTAAAACGTCTCTAATTTAATATTGGTTATAGGTAGGTTATAGAAAAGGGGGTACTCTCCCTGTTTGCAAACGTGCTAAGTATATTACTCCACTCTCTCTACACTTCATACTTTCCATCTGACACTTGTATATCCTTTATGAATTCAATACCTTTATGAATCTAATGGGTAAAAAGAAACTTGTTCGATATGACAGAAACTATTTAAAAGCAATATCTTATTGCATAGACAACAACATTAAGATATATGCTGTGCCAAAGACACAACGTGAATATTATGTTGAGGTTAATGACAATGGTAAAATAATACGTTCACCTGAGGCATATAAACTAAATGAATGGAGTGATAAAATAGTTGAACTATATACATTCTACTACTACAAACATAACCCAACCGACAAATAGTCAGATTATATATATTATATATATATACATAGTGTATTATATTACATAATGTATTATATTGCATAGTGTAATATATTACACAGTGTATTACATAGTGTAATACATAGTATGTAACATATACATATATAATACATATATAACTGACATATATTCAGTTGGAATATAGTAAAGTACAAAATCAAATAAAATTATTAATTATAATATGGCACTAAAACAAATTGAACTAGAAGTACCAACAACTCTATCTGACATTAAACTTTGGCAATATCAAAAGTATATGAAAGTCATAGAGCAGAACAAAACAGAAGATGCCGAAGATGAAGATAAGATAAATGATTTCTTGAATATGAAACTTGTAGAAATATTCTGTAATGTTTCACTAAGAGATGTTAGCAAGATACCATTAAAGGAGTTTAATAAAATATTAGAAATACTAAACAAAGCATTTGCAGAGAAACCAAAGCTAATACAAAGATTTAAGTTACTAGATGTGGATATGGGATTCATACCAAAGCTTGACGATATAACTCTTGGTGAATATGTAGACATTGAAACTAATATTTCTGATTGGCAAAAAATACACAAATCTATGGCTGTATTGTACAGACCAGTTAATTTTAAGGCAGAAGATAAGTATACTATTGCTCCTTATAAAGTAAAAGAGGAAATACAAGAGCTGATGAAAGAGATGCCATTAGATGTAGCAATAAGTTCAATGGTTTTTTTTTACGATTTAGGGAAGGAATTACTGGGAGCTATACCGAAATATTTGGAGCAAAAACTGAAGAAAGAGGATATGCAACAGCTAGAGACGCATTTGCAAAAAAATGGGGTTGGTATCAATCAATTTATGCACTCGCTAAAGGTGATGTCAGAAACTTTGATTCAGTTACCGAGCTTCCACTCTACCAGTGTTTAAATTATTTAGCATTTGAAAAAGAAAAAGTAGATATAGAACAACAAGAATTAAAAAAAGCATATAGACAATGACAAGTTTTTACGACATATTAGATAAACTTAAAACCTACCTTCAAGGCAACACTAATGTTAATTCAGTTACATTTGGAGATATATTTGAGGTTGACCTAGCTAAACAAACTATATTTCCATTATCGCATATAATTGTAAATAGTTGTACGTTTCAAGACCATGTAGTTCAATTCAATCTACAGGTTATTTGTATGGACATTGTAAACGAAACTAAAGAAGACAAGAAAGATTTGAATAACTACTTTCACGACATAAACAATAAACAAGATGTGTTAAACACACAGTTTGCTGTAGTTAATGGTTTACAATCGGCACTTAGAAGAGGAGAATTGTTTTCTGATTTATATCAAATAGATACAGATTATACTGCTAATATGTTTGAAGATAGGTTTGAGAATTTACTTGCTGGTTGGAGTTTAGATATATCAATCACAGTGGCAAACAATCAAATATCAGATATTAATGCTAACGGTCAATCTCCTTGCTAATGAGTTTAAAACTAGAAAATACTGAAAAATATTTAAGAGAATACACAAAGTCTTTGCTTAATAATGCTATTGTTGAAATATCAAGAAAAGATAGAACAAGAAATTATCCCTCAAGACCCGTAACAACAAATATTACAGCTAGTGGTAGTTTACAGGAAAGTTTAAAAATAGTAGAAAAACAAGGTAATTCAGTATTAGAATTAAATATAGAAGGTAATTCTTATGCAGAACAGATAGATGAAGGAACTGACAGCACAAATATATCAAAAGATAAATTAATACAATGGATAAAAAATAAAAGAGGTTTTAAAGATTTGAATGGGGATTTAATTAATTTAAGCGATATTGGAAAAATATCAAGAATAGCATCTTTAATAAGCAATTCTTTAAGAATTAAAGGAATATATCCTACGGGATTTTTAACTGATTTAGTTAAGCTTAAATTTGAGGAGTTAAGAAACATACACGAGCCTATAGTTATGGATATAGATAGTGATTTAGAAAATATATTAAAAAGAGCAGGATATAAAAAAGGCGCTAACGAAACCTTTTCAATACAAACGAAAATAATAAAATAATGTCAACAGTAATAAACACAAGAAGTCCATTTTATTTCAAAGTATCTAATGCAGATTTGAGCTCTGTTAAATTAGAACTTTATATTTGGACTGGAACGTATGCGCAAAGAAACGCATCTTACAAAAGATATACTTTAACTAAGGAGCAATTATTAGATGAACTAGACAGAGGGACAACGACTTCTACTACGGCTAATAAATTAGTTGATAGCACACAAAACTTTAACACTACAGCTCAAGTAGGTAGTTTTATAAAGAATACAACAGATTCAACAACAGCAAGTGTTACTGCTATTGATAGCGACACAACTTTATCTATAAGCTCAGACATTATGGCTTCAGGTGAAAATTATATATTATTTGCTAAACCTTACGTTGTATTTGAATTAAGCGAGCTTGCAAGAGACTTTATGGAAACAGAATATAATAACTATGCAACTGACACTTTATGGATAGATGCAGATATTACTATTTATGATTCAACAGGAACTATTGTTCAAGTAAACTCTCAAGACACAAACACATCTAGTTTCTTAGGCATAGATGGATATGGTTACTTTGAAGATGGTACCAACCCTAGAAGTGTTCAATATACAACACCTATGGTGCTTCAACACAATACTACAGTTTATTATAATGATGGTGCTGACATAAAGATTCCTATATATGCAGAGGCTGCAACGGTAACTGCTGTGTTAGACACAGATGCTGGTGCTAATGTAAATTGGAATGAGGCAAATGTGTTTTGGGAAACTTATGATGTAACTTGGGGTGATGGAGACGAAGACCAAGAGATTACAGATAATGGAAATACTAACCAAAAAATACAATATCTTATACTGACAGACACAGAATATTTATCAGACGGAGATACTGTAACCATATCAAGCGATAGTGCAAATTATCCTGATGACGTTGTTATAACACTTAGAAAAGTATGTGAGCCTAAATACACGCCACTAAATATAATATTCTATAATAAATTTGGAGCACTACAAAACTTATGGTTCTTCAAGAAATCTATGACTAACATAAATATTACTTCACAACAGTTTAAAAATAATATTTTAGATATAGAAAACTCTGGCAGTACACCTTCTTATGCTTTAAGCAAACATCAGGAAAAGAAGTTTATGGCAAATGGTAAAGAATCAATAACTGTTAATTCAGGATTCTACACTGAAGACCATAACGAAGTAGTAAGAGAAATGTTACTCGCAGAACAAGTTTGGATTTATGACGGAACAAATACCTTGCCAATTAACCTTAAATCTAATACACTTCAATTCAAAAAGTCAGTTAATGATAAGCTTATAAGTTACACCTTGTCTTTTGATTACGCTTACGACAAAATAAATAATATTCTATAATGCAAAAAATAGTATTATATATAAAAAATAATGATGATGTCTATAAGAGAGTAGATATGTTTAATGATGAAACTATTTCGTTAACATCTAAAATACAAGATGTAAGAGATATACAAAAAGTATTTACTGACTTTAGTCAAACATTTACATTACCTGCCTCTAAAACAAATAACAAGTTGTTTCAACACTGGTATAACTATAATATTGATAATGGTTTTGATGCAAGAAGTAGAAAAGATGCTATAATGGAATTAGACTTTTCTCCATTTAGAAGAGGCAAGATTTCTCTTAATAATGTTAAGATGAAAGATAATAAACCTTTTTCTTATGAGGTTGTTTTTTATGGCAATACTATAAACTTAAAAGATTTGCTTGGAGATGATGAATTAAGTACTCTTGGTCAACTAGATGATTATACACATGATTATACAAGTTCTAATGTTAAGAATGGATTACAAACAGGATTATCTTCTGGTAAAATAATATATCCTTTAATATCACACACAAAAAGATTTTATTATGATTCGGCTCAATCTAGCCCTAATTATAGTGGTAATTTATATTACAACACATCACAAAACGGTATTGGTTTAGAGTTTGATGATTTAAAGCCTGCTGTTAAATGCTTAACTATAATAGAAGCTATAGAAGACAAATATACTATGGCTAACGGATATTCTTCTAATGTTGTCTTTACTAGAGATTTTTTTAACTCAACTGAATTTAGTAATCTATTTCTTTGGTTAAGCAGAAATAAAGGAGCAATAGGAGGGGACGAAAACCAAGAAGAAACATTAAGTCGTATATGTGGCTCATGGGGATATTCTTCTGGTGACTTAGGTTTTAATATAACTGGAGATACTTGGACTGTATCAACTTCAGGACACACAAGACGTTATGACGCAGAATTAACAATAACAACAACGGGTGCAGACCAGACTAAGCCTTATAGTGTAAAAGCTATTGATTACGTTACTGGAAATACGCTAGGACAATTAGCTTTGGGTGCAGGAGCTTCAAGAGATTTTACTGTTCAATTAATATCAACATTTGAATTAGTCAATTATCAAATTAAATGGATTGTTGAATCTAACGAAACTTTGTCGTTTACTCCTACATTAGACATGACAGAATATATACTTGACCCTATAACACAAACTCCTACAGGTACAAATACTGCTGTATTTAATATAGGAGGAACTGGAGCAAGTATATCTACAACAAGTGAGATTATAATAACAGACAATGTGCCTAAAATAAAAACTATTGATTTTCTTACAGGATTATTTAAGATGTTTAATTTAACAGCATATTATATTGATGATGTGGCTGATGCAGACTTTGGTAAAATATATGTAGATACTTTAGATAACTTTTATTTACATGCAGCAAACAATCCGTCTGAAGGTAGTTATGATATAACAAAACATATAGATACAAAAGAATTAACCATAGACAGGGCTTTTGAATTTAATCAAATTAATTTTGAGTATGAAAAACCCTCTACTTTATTATCTATTAATCATCAAGAGCAATTTAATGAGATATTTGGCAACGAAGAAGTAAGACCTACATTTGTTGATAGAGGAACTAAATACGAAGTTAAAGTACCTTTTGAGCATATGAAGTTTGAAAGAATAATCGACACTAATCAAACAGGAACAAGTCCTTATTCAGCAATCACATCTCCTTCGCCCTACATAACAGACATTCTTTGTGGTTATTCAGCAGATGGAGACTTTGAATCTAAAACAGACGTAACTCCAAACACTGGTAATTATTCTCCAGTATTAACTAAACCTTTAGTTTTTTATGCTATACAGAAAACTGGATTATCTTCTGGAACAGGAATTAAATGGATTTCAGATGGCACTCCTGTAGAAATAACACAATATTATAGACCTTCTAATACTAATGAAGATGGTACAACATCAACTGCGGCTTCTTTTACAATTAATTTTGATGATGAAATAGATGAATGGAATTTAACCAATTATGATGGAGGCACTAACTCTTTGTTTAAAAAGTTTTATGCTAATTATATAAACGGAATCTTTGAAGAAAAGAAAAGAATATATAAGTTAAAAGGATACTTGCCAACAGATATATTAGTTAATTATAGATTAAATGATGAGTTTGTAATACAAGATAGAACATTTACGATTAATTCTATAAGCACAAACTTTAAAACTGAAGTAAGTCAATTAGAATTATTAAACAAATTATAACTATGATAAAAGACATACTTGATTTATTAAACGCTTCTGATTGGTACGGAGCTGGTGAAAATGTGGAAATAGCAAAAGGTAAATATTCAGGAGTTAAAGACTTTAAACAAATGAAAGAACAACTTAAAAGATTAAGATATGGCAACTAAGAAAATACTTATCCAAGTAATACTTGATGATAAAGCAACTAAAAAATTAAAAGGAGCTGAAGATGCTGTTCAAGGTTTATCAAGTAAAGTTACTATATTAAATAAAGAACAAAGGCAACAAATTATAAATGATGAAAAATCAGCTATACAAAAAAGAAATTTAATTAGTACTCTTAAGGCTGAAGCAACAGAACAAATGAGAGTTGCAGATGCTACTAATAATGCAAGAGCTCAAGCTGGTTTAAATAATGCAATACTTTTAGAAACAGGTCGTTTAGCTTCTGATGCTAATTATGGATTCACTGGTATGGCTAACAATTTAGGTCAGTTAGTAAGTTTATTTGGTTCGTTTGTAAAAACTAATAATGGAGTAATAGCTTCTTTTAAACAATTATTAAGTTCTTTATGGGGTACTGGAGGTTTTTTAATTGCAGTCCAACTATTAATAAGTTTTATGCCTAGATTAGACAAGTTGTTTAAAGAATTGTCTGGAAGAACTTTAGATTTAGGAGAGACTTTTGAAGATGCTGCTAGCGGAGTAGCAGATTTAGCTGGTAATTTTGAAATATATATAGGAATATTACAAGATGCTACAAGGTCAGAAGAACAGCATCAATTAGCTATTGAAAAATTAAATGAAGAATATCCTGATTTTGTAGATAGCTTAGAAAAATCTGGCATTTCTATGATTGATATTCAAAATAATACTAAAGATGCTGTTGATGAATTAGAAGAATATAGAAAAAAAATATTAGAAATAGCATATACTGAAGCTGCAAAAGATAAAATTGCTGAAGAACAAGCTAAGATTATTCAAAAAAGAATTGATTTAGATGATGAAGCAAGAGAAAAGGGGATAGACAATCTTGAAGATTATTTTCAAAAATACATAGACTCTGAGAAAGAAATTGAAAGGCTTGAAAAAATGGCTAATAGCAGAAGAAGAAACGCATTAATAAAAAGAGAAAGAGAAAGCAGAGAAGAAGGTACTATTCTTGCAGGGCAATTTTTAAGAGAAAAAGAGTTAAGAGAGCAAAATATAGAAACAATTAGAGGTTTTGTAAAACTTCAAGAAGGCGAAACAAAAAAAGAAACTAGAGAAAAAGTTAAGCTTTTAAATGAAATGGGCTTATCAGGAGTTGAATTAAATAAATTATTTTTAGAAGGTTATACTGCCCAACAAGTAATGGCAATGGAAGCTCTTGCTGAAGGAGCAAAAGAAAGAGATAATAAATTTGCTGAATTGGATAGGCAAAACAAAAAACGATTAAAAGATTTGACAAATGCTGAGAAAGCTGAAACAAAGGCTAGAATTGCAATAAGAGAAGGGTATTTTGATGCAGCAAAATCTGTTAGCGATGGATTAAAAGCTTTAGGGGATTTAGATGATGGTTTTAAAATAGCAGCAATCGTAACAGAAAAAGCTGAAGCTATAGCTAAAGTAATAGTTAAAACTAAAGAAAGTAATCAAATAATTTCAGCAGCAGGTAAAGCTAGAGCTATGTTGGGTGACCCTACAGCTATTCCAAAAAGTAGAGCAAGAAGATTGTCAAACAACATTAGTGCAGGTATAAATATTGCTGGTATAGTTGCAGCAGCAGCAGGAGGTATAAATGCAATTAAAAGCAAATCATCTGTAGGAGCATCTTTAGGTGGTGGTGGTGAAGCAGGAGAAGCAGGAGAAGTGCAAGCTCCTGACTTTAATGTAGTCGGTGCTGGAGGAGTAAGTCAATTAGCAACTACATTAGCAGGTGTAACAGGGCAACCATTAAAAGCATTTGTTGTTAGTAAAGAAATATCATCAGCTCAAGAATTAGAAAGAAATATTACAACTACAGCATCAATAGGTTAATTATTAAAATAAATTCAATATGAAAATAGTAGAATTAATTATAGACGAAGAACAAGAATTATCTGGAATAGAAGCAATCTCTATTGTAGATGAACCAGCAATAGAAGAAAACTTTATTGCATTATCTAAACAGCACGAAATAAAATTAGCTGAAGTAGATAAAGAAAAGAAAATATTAATGGGTGCAGCTTTAGTTCCTAACAAGAATATTTATAGACGTAACGGAGAAGACGAGTATTATATATTCTTTAGTGAAGATACTGTTAGAAAAGCATCTGAACTATTCTTAATGAGAGGCAATCAAAATAAATCTACACTAGAGCATCAAGCTGAATTATATGGGTTATCTGTAGTTGAATCATGGATTATAGAAGATGATGTACACGATAAATCAAGAAAGTATGATATGGATTTACCTGTAGGTACTTGGATGGTATCTATGAAGGTAAACAACGATGAGGTTTGGGATAACTACGTTAAAACAGGTTTAGTAAAGGGATTCTCTATAGAAGGTTATTTTACAGATAAAATTGCTATGAGTAAAATACAAGAAGTTAATGAGGAAGAAGAGGCAAGAGAAATACTATTGGAGATTGCCAATTCAATACTAGACAATAAGTATGAACTTAAAACTTATGGTGATTACGGAAGTGGTGTTAGAAACAATGCTAAAAGAGGTATTGAACTTAACAAAAAAGTAAATAATAAATGTGCCACAAGCGTAGGAAAAATAAGAGCTCAGCAGTTGTCAAGAGGTGAGAAATTAAGTGTGTCCACGATTAAGAGGATGTATTCATATTTAAGTCGAGCAGAAACTTACTATGATGCTGGAGACAGTAAAGCTTGCGGAACTATATCTTATTTGTTATGGGGTGGTAAAGCAGGTTTAAACTGGTCAAGAGGCAAGCTAAGAGAACTTGGTGAATTAAAAATGGCATCTATGGTTGTAGATAAAGACCATGCAATTATAAATGATAGATTAGCTTATTCAAGTAAAGAAAAGGCTGAGGAAATGGCAAAAGATTTAGATTGTAAAGGAATACACGAACACGAGCTTGAAGGTAAAACTTGGTATATGCCTTGTGAACAACACAAACTAGCAGAAGTAGGAGAAGATGGAGCAATAAGAAAAAGTCCTAAAGCACCTAAATCTGATACACCTAATTCTAATCCTAAAGGAAAAGGAACTGCAAAAGGAGATGCTTCTGGGAAAAGAGGTGCTAAGGTATCAGAAAAAGATAGAGCTTCCTTGAAGAAAAAAGCAGATGATTTTAATGAAAGGTATAAAGAAAAATTAGGTTATGGCATAACTGTTGGTATGCTAGCTTCAGTATTTCAAAGAGGACTTGGAGCATACAACACAAGTCATTCACCAAATGTTAAATCACCTTCACAGTGGGCACACGCTAGAGTAAATGCCTTTATGTATTTAGTAAGAAACGGAAGACCAGAAAATGCTAAATACACTACTGATTATGATTTATTACCAACTAAACATCCTAAAAGCAGTAAGAAATGAGTAAAACCAACGAAACATTAGGAAACGCTGTTCCAAGTGGCAGTAGAAGAGGTTGTATGTGTAAAGATGGCACATACTCAAGAAAGTGTTGTGATGGCACTTTAAGAAGTCAAGGTGTAGGAAGAATATCAGGTGTAGGTGTTTTATTGTTAGAATCAGGAGCAAACATACTACAAGAAAACGGTAACAATATAAAATTATAAATAATGTCAAAAAAAATATCACAATTAGATTCAATATCATCAATACAGGAAACTGATTTAATAGCTGTAGTACAGAGTGGTTCAACAAAAAAAGCTACAATAAGTCAAATTGAAAACTACTTAATTCCTACTAATTTAACAGTATCTAGTGGAGATACAATAAATTTATCAGATTCCACTTATTCTAATTCTATGCTTATAAGATTATCTTGGAGTGGAGGTAATGGAACAATGACGTTAAACTTGCCTTCTGCCTCTGATAACACAAATAGAGTTATGAGATTTATTTCCAATGGAGGATTTGATACTGCAACAAGAGTAGAGTTAAAACCAATAAACTCACAAACATTAGATGGTTCTACAAGTGCTTATGTAATCAATAAAGAGTTTGAGGGTATACAAGTATGGTCAGATGGTTCTGAATGGTTTATAATACAGAAAAAAGCATAAAAATCTAACAAGGTTTTTATATACAGTTAATTAGTTAAGATAAATTAATTTATAAATCGAAATTTATGGAAAACACTAAAGCTACATCAATTTTGAACGACATCATGGAAAAACTATCATTAGTTAAAAAGGATGAAGTAAAAGAAGTTGAGGTGAATCAAGAAGTAAATCTTTCGGAAGAAGTTAAAGAAGAAGAAAAACTATCTCAAGAACTTACTGAACTTGCTTGTCAAGAAGAAGAAGTAAAAGAGGAGTTGTCTTCTGAAGAAGTTGTTTCTGAAGAGTTACAAGAGGAAGTTCCTGTAATAGAGGAAGCCTCTGAAGAAATTGAGATGGATAAAATGAAATACGTTAGTAAAGACGAATTTGATTCTAAAATCTCTGAACTAAAGAAAATGATTGAGGAAATGAAATTAGGTTACAGTGAGGAAAAACTATCTATGGAAAAAGAAATAGAAAAGTTATCTGCTGAACCAGCTTCAGAACCAATATCACACAACCCTGAAGGGGAAGTAAAACAAAACTTTAAATCTTATGGTCAAAACAGAGTTATGAACACTAGAGATAGAGTAATGAACAGAATTGCTAATTTAAAATAAACTAAAAACTAAAATTAATTAAAAAATGGCTACTACTACATCAATTACAAGTACTTATGCTGGCGAATTTGCAGGCAAGTACATTTCTGCTGCTTTATTATCAGGTGTTACACTTGATAGAGGTGGTATTGAAATCAAACCAAATGTAAAGTTCAAAGAAGTAATCAAAAAAATTGCTACTGATGCTAACGTAATCAAAGATGCAACTTGTGATTTCACTGATACTGCAACTATTACATTAACTGAAAGAATCCTTCAACCAGAAGAGTTCCAAGTAAACCTAGAGCTTTGTAAGAAAGACTTTAGAAGTGACTGGGAAGCTGTACAAATGGGATACTCTGCTTTTGACAACCTACCTCCAAAATTCTCTGACTACTTAATTGGTCACGTTTCTGGATTAGTTGCTGAAAAAACAGAAAACAACATTTGGAAAGGTGTTAACGGAAACGCTGGTGAATTCGATGGATTTACAACTTTATTAGCTGCTGATGGTGACGTTATTGACGTTGCTGCTGCAACTGTAACATCTTCAAACGTTATTGCTCAACTAGGAGCTATTGTTGATGCTATTCCTTCTTCACTATACGGAAAAGAAGATTTATATATCTATGTATCTCAAAACATCGCTAGAGCTTATGTAAGAGCTTTAGGAGGATTTGGAATCTTAGAAAATGCTGCTGGTACTGAAAACGTATCTAGCATTGGAGCAAACGGTGTGTCTAATCAAGGTACTATGTGGTGGCAAAATGGAGCATTATCTTTTGATGGTGTAAAATTATTTGTTGCTAACGGACTTGCTGACAACAGAGCTGTTGCTGCTCAAAAATCTAACTTATTCTTCGGAACAGGTCTTTTATCTGACCACAACGAAGTTAAGTTAATCGATATGGCTGACCTAGATGGTTCTCAAAACGTAAGAGTTGTTATGAGATTTACTGCTGGTGTTCAGTATGGAATAGGGTCTGACATTGTACTATATTCTTAATAAATTAAATTAACCAAAAATTAGGGTAGGTGGGTAAATGCCTACTTACCCTTTTTTATAAAAAATAATAAACTATGGCTTGTGGACTAAATATAGGTAGAAAAGAACCTTGTAAAGATGTAGTTGGTGGTATAAAAAATATATATTTTGTTGACTTTGGTGATTTGGGAACTGTTAGTGAAACAGATGACGAAGTTACTAATATGACAGGAGACGGCAGTAACAATTTAACAGCATATAAGTATGAAGTTAAAGGAAACTCGTCTTTTGAACAAAATATTACATCATCAAGAGAAAATGGAACTACATTCTTTGAACAAACATTAAATTTAACACTACATAAACTTTCTAAAGAAGACAATAAAGAATTAAAATTGTTAGCTTACGGAAGACCTCATGTTGCTGTTGAAGATTATAATGGAAATGTATTTTTAATGGGATTAGAGCATGGAGCTGATGTTTCTGGTGGAACAGTTGTTACTGGAGCTGCTATGGGAGATTTAAGCGGATATACTTTAACTTTAAGTGGCATGGAAAGAAAACCAGCTAACTTTATGAGTGTTGATAGCACTTCTGCTACATTCCCATTCAGTGAATTTGCTGGATTAACTGGAACTGTAACTATTACGGAAGGTACTAATTTATAATAACTAAATTTAATTGGGTTAAATTAAGGGATGCTTCGGTATCCCTTTTTTTATGAAAACAAATTAGCGATTATTTGTTACTTATAATATGGTAGTATTAACAACATCAACAGGTGCTCAGAGTTTTAAGGTAATTCCTAGAAGTGCACAAAGCTCAGTTACGTTTGAACTAACTGATAAATCTAAAAGAACTACAAGTACTGTTAGTGTTTCTGTAACTAATTCAAATGGGTATATGACTGTTACAGGTAGTTTTTCATTAGTAGAAGGTAGATTTTATTCATTTGCAATTAAAAATGGTGCTGTAATTATATATAGAGGCTCTATTTTTTGCACAGACCAAACTAATTTTAATACCTTTGATGTACACTCTGGAGAATACACTACAGAAAACACATACGATAACGATTTTGTAATAATATGAGAAAAGTAAATAAAATGGCAAAAAAAAGATATAATAGTAAACCGTTGCCAAAAGTAGAAAAAGGAAAGATACATATAGTTAATATGTCGTCTTATACACGACCTGAAATCAAAGAACAATATAATAGAGATTGGGTAGAGTATGGAGATGATAATAATTATTTTAGCTATTTAATAGACAGATATAATGGCAGTCCTACGAATAATGCTGCTATTAATGGTATTGCTGAAATGATATATGGAAAAGGAATTGATGCAGTTGACAGTAAAGAAAAAGAAGCTGACTATGTAGAAATGAAAGAGCTCTTTACTAAATCTTGTATGAAAAAAGTATGCTACGATTACAAAATGATGGGTCAGGCTGCAATTCAAATAATCTATTCTAAGGACAGAAAAAAGATTGTACAAGTAGAACATATACCTGTAGAGACGTTAAGGGCAGAGAAGGCAAATAACAAGGGTGAAATACAAGGTTATTACTATGCTAAAGATTGGTCAGACGTTACTTTTAAAACACAGCCTAAAAGAATACCTGCATTTGGAACTAGCAAGTCAGGATTAGAAATATTATATATTAAACCTTATAGAGCTGGGTTTTATTATTATTCACCAGTAGATTATCAAGGAGGTTTACAGTATGCCGAATTAGAAGAAGAGATAGCTAACTATCATATAAATAATATACAAAATGGACTTGCACCAAGTATGCTTATAAACTTTAACAATGGCGTTCCTACAGAAGAGCAGAGAAGTTTGATTGAGCAAAACATACAAGAAAAGTTTAGTGGGTCTTCTAATGCTGGTAGATTTATATTGGCATTTAATGATAGCAAAGAACTGTCTGCAAGTATTGAGCCAGTTATACTAAGTGATGCACATGAACAATATAAGTTTCTTAGCGATGAATCTATGAGAAAGGTAATGGTATCACACAGAATTGTATCGCCTATGCTTGTAGGTATAAAAGACAATACTGGTTTAGGTAATAATGCTGAAGAATTACAAACAGCATCTTTACTTATGGATAATACGGTTATTAGACCAATGCAAGTTACCATACTAGATGAACTAGAAAAAGTATTGATGTACAATGGAATTGAATTAGATATATACTTTAAAACATTACAACCTTTAGAATTTACTGATTTAACAAATGCTATTACAGATGCAGAGATAGAAAAAGAAACAGGAATAAAAAAGGAAGATAGTGAAGAAATAGAAGAACAAATAAATATAGAAGAATAATGGCAACAGCACTATTTATAAAAAGGTCAGATTTAGTTAAAAATACTGCATTAAATTCAAATGTAGATACAGATAAATTTATACAGTTTATTAGTTTGGCACAAGAAATTCATGTACAAAATTATTTAGGCACAGATTTATACGATAAAATAAGTTCTGATATAATAGCAGGAAGTTTAAGTGGAGATTACTTGGCTTTAGTTAATGACTATATACAACCAATGCTTATACACTTTGCTATGGTAGAATACTTGCCATTTGCAGCATACTCTATATCAAATGGCGGAGTATATAAACACAATGCTGAAAACAGTCAGATAGCAAATAAAGAAGAGGTAGATTTCTTAATTCAAAAGGAGAGAGATTTTGCTGAGTATTATGCTCAAAGATTTATAGATTACATGACTTATAATGCACCATCTAAATTTGATGAGTATTATAGTAATTCTAATCAAGATATTTACCCAGATAAAGATACAGGATTTCACGGATGGGTATTATAAAAAAGAACTACAAACCTAAAGAGGTTAACGTAAAAAAATTATTAACTTATTTAAAAAAGAAAGATAATGGCAAACACAATAAATTGGGCAGAGATATACTGTAGCACCGAGTGGGGTGATACTGCAAACGAGAACACTTTACATATTGATTCACAACCAACTTGTTTTGAATAATGGCTACACTTTCAGGAAATAAAATAAAAGATACTTATCAGTCGCTTGTAAAGTTCTCTGATAATGGAAATATAACAGTTGGTGCTAAACAATTAACTGATGGTTTTGGTAATAACTCACCTATATTTATTTCTACTACTCAAGTAGGAATAGGAGTAACACCTGAATCAGGATTAAATCTTCACGTTTATGGTGATGCTAAAATAGGTAGCAATTTAACAGTAATTGGAAACTTAGTAGTAGAAGGAAGCACTACAACAGTAGGAACAGATACATTAACAGTAAAAGACCCTTTAATTGTACTGGCAAACAATAACACTTCTACAGATGCAGTTGATATAGGGTTTTATGGCAAATATACTCCTTCAGGTACTACACTATACTCAGGACTGTTTAGAGAAGCTCTAACAGGCAAATACAGATTATTCAAAGACTTACAAGAAGAACCTACTACAACAGTAAACACTAGTGGAACAGGATATACTGTAGCTACTTTAGTTTCTAATTTAGAAGGAAACGTAACGGGTAATGTTACAGGTAATCTGACGGGGAATGTAACAGGAGGAACAATATCAGGTACTACAGGCACATTTAGTGGAGATGTAGAGGTTAATGGTGGAGACTTGTCTATTACTTCTTCTACAGGATTAGCAAGTGTTGAACTTGGTGGAGCTTCAGGTGGTTATATAGACATTAAAGCACCTGAAAGCGATGATTATGATATGAGATTTATCGTTAGTCAAGGTGGTAATGAAATAACTACTGCAAGTGGTGATTTAAAAATAAATACAGCAAACACATTAGCCTTAACGATAGACACTTCACAAGATGCCACATTTGAAGGAGGTGTTACTGCAAGTAGTTTTAGTGGTAACTTAACAGGAAATGTTACAGGAAATTTAACGGGTAATGTCACAGGTAATGTTACTGGTAATGTTACAGGTGACGTAACAGGAGATGTTACAGGTGATGTAACTGGAAATCTAACAGGTAATGTGACTGCAACTTCTGTATTAGCAGATGGGGTTACAGCAACTACTCAATCAGATGGAGACAACAGCACTAAAGTGGCTACTACTGCTTATGTAGATACTGCTATTACAGGTCACGATACATTAGCTGAGGTACTTGCAGGTGGTAATACTTCAGGTGGAACGTCAATGATTATTAGCAACGGAGATGATTTTACAGTAAACACAAGTACGCTTAAAGTAGATTCAACTAATAGTCAAGTAGGTATAAATAATGCAAGTCCTTCAGGATTTACAAGTGGTGCTAAAGATTTAATAATTGGAGATGGCACAAGTAATAGAGGAATAACAATATACTCAAGCAGTTTAGCTTATGGTCACTTATTCTTTCAAGATGCTGAATCTAGTAGTAGTACAAACGGAGGTTTTATTGCTTATACTCACGTTGGAGATGCTTTTGAAATTGGTGTAGCAGGAGCAGGATTAGGAGCAGGTAGTTTAAGTATAGGTTCTCGAGTATATACAAGAAAAGATTTTGCAGTTGATGCTACATACACAAATTTATTTGATACTCTTACTGTGGACGCTTCAACTGGAAAATTAGGAATAAGAAATGATGCTCCTGCATACCCATTAGATGTTAATGGAGAAGCAAATATCACTTCAGATTTAATAGTAGACACAGATACTTTGTTTGTAGATGCTTCAGAAGATTCTGTTGGTATTAATACAGTAAATCCTAGTTCTTATAGTAAACACGAATTAGTAATAACTGCACCAGATGAAGGGGGTATTACAATAGCTAGTGCGACAGATGAGGCTGCATATTTAGACTTTTCAGATGGTTCTGGTGTAAAAAACTTTCTTCGTGTTGACCACGATGGAGATACATTTGGTTATAATTCTTGGGGTTCACACTTATTCACACTTGGTGAAGGAGTTGATTCTTTAACTTTAGATGACAATGGTGCAACTTTTGCAGGAAATGTAGGAATTGGAGGTGCTGCAAGCAGTACTCATACTCTTGATTTAAATAGTGCATCAAATTTAGCATTAAGATTTTATGATTCTACAACATTCAAAGCAGGTATGCAAGCTGTAGATACTGGAGGGCAAATGATTTCAAGTTCAGCAGATGGAGATTTTGCAATACGTTCTCAATCTAATATGCTTTTTTCTACTGGAGGAAATACAGAAAGAATGCGTATAGATAGTTCTGGAAACGTAGGAATTGGAACGACTTCGCCTGACAATTCTTTGCATATTTTATATAATGATAGCACAATATATAGCAATAATACCTATAATGCAGGAATACAAATAGAAAATGAAAATAGTACAACAAACACTTTTTCACAACTACATTTTAGAAGTGGAAATTCGGATAGTTATATAAGAAACATTAAGGAGGGCAATAATTTATCATCTTTAGTATTTTTAACTGATAATGGAGGTGCAACTGGAGATGTTGGCGAGGTTATGCGTATAGATAGTTCTGGAAATATAACAATAGGAGATAATAAAAGTATTATAAGTAATGGGAGTATTAGAATGGACATTGATAATGACAATGATTCAACTACAAGAGCATTTGTTGTAAGAAATGATGGTGGAACAAATACTTTGTTTAAAGTTCAAGAAGATGGAAACGTAGGAATTGGAATTGATTCGCCTGAAAATAAATTACACGTTGTAGGCGATGGTGATAGAATTGAAATATCTAGTGATGATTATGATTTAGTTAAAATTGGTGCATATGGAGATACTGGTGCTGATATAGATAATGGCTTTTTAAATTTATCTTTAAATGGTTCTGAAAAAATAAGATTATTAGCAAATGGCACTTCATATTTTAATGGAGGAAACGTAGGAATTGGAGTTCAACCTGAAAGCACTTGGTACACGGGTGGTGAAACAAAAGCATTACAAATAGGTGGTACAGTATCTATATTTAATTTATTTGATACTCGTTCTGTTTTTGCAAACAATTATTACTTAACCACAGATGGTTCGGATACTTATATTAATACTGATGAAGCAACACAATATTATCAAGAAGGTGGTCAGCATATTTGGAAACACGCATCATCAGGAACTGCTGACACTACAATTACTTGGACTGAAAGTATGCGTATAACATCTGGGGGGTTAAGTAAATTTAAAACACAAGCGGGTTCTTATGGTTATGGTTCAGGCTATAATTTTCACGAATTTAATAGCGACTTTGGTAATCAACCAATAGCTATGTTTTGGCAAGCATCTGGAAGTGGCTCACATTATGGTATTAACGTACATAATAATGATGATGAAAACGATACTACTTCTCGTTTCTTTATGGGACAAGGTGGAAGTACCGAAAGAATAAAAATATATTCAAATGGAAATATTGAAAACACTAACAATAGTTATGGGCAATTATCTGATATTAAATTAAAGGAAAACGTAACAGATGCTACTTCTAAGCTAGAAGATTTAATGAAAGTTCAAATCAAAAACTTTAATTATATAGGACAAGAACAAAAACAAATTGGTGTTATTGCTCAAGAGTTAGAACAAATATTTCCAAATTTAATATATGAAACTCCAAAAACAAAACGTGAAGAAGTAAACAAAACGGATAATGAAGGTAATATAATTTATCAAACAGAACAAAAATTAATTAATGAAGCTGTTGAAGGACAAGACGCTATTGAGTGGAATGAAAAACCAACACAAGATAATACAAAAATTGAGATTCAAACTTGGTTAGATAATAATAATATAGAGTGGCAAAGTGCAGATACGAAACAAGAATTACTTGATAGAATACCTGAATATCAACAAGAAGCAGTTGAAGCAAAGGAAGCAATATATGAAACAATAGAAACAGATGAACCTGTAAAAGAAAATGTAGAGTTAGCAACAGGAGAAGTTATAAAAGGAGTAAAATATTCTGTATTTGTTCCTATGTTAATTAAAGGAATGCAAGAACAACAACAACTAATCAATGATTTAAAAAGTAGAATAGAAACACTTGAGAATAATTAATATATTTGTAATATAACTATAAATTTAATAAAATGTCAAAAATTAGTAAAGAAGAATTAGAATCATTGTTAGAGTCAGAAAAGAAAGTTTCTGCTATTAAACACGACTTAGGTACACTAGATGAGCAAAAGCATAATCTATTACACGCTTTAAGTCAAGTTAGAGAAGAATCTAACAAAGTAAAAAAAGAACTAGAAGAAAAGTATGGTAAAATAAACATCAACTTGCAAGATGGTTCTTACGAGGAAATAAAAGAAGATAAAGAATAACGCTATGGATTTTGCAGATATGAAGATATACCTTATAAACTCAATGGCTTTTCTAGTATCATTAACTGAGGTTGAGGTATGGTTAAAAATTATACTTCTAATCTGCACAATAGTATATACTATTCAAAAAACTAAAAAACTATGAGTGAATTAAGCGAAGACAGTAAATTTGAAATTAGTATAAAGACACTTATTGCTATAGGGGTGGGATTATCTACCCTTATAGGAATGTGGTTTGCCTTACAAGCAGACATAGAGGAAGCTAAGAAGCTACCTGAACCTGAGATTTCAAGAACAGAGTATGATTTAAAAGACAAGCTCGTAAGAGAGACAATAATGAATACTGGTAAAAAAGTAGAAGAAAACTCAGATGCGTTAAAGAAAATAGACGATAAGTTATTTGAAATAATTAGTAAATGAAAAAATTAATATTATGTGCGATATGTGTATTGGTTGCGGTCTCTGTATATAGTCAAGACGTAACAGTTCTGCAAATAAATGCAGAATGGAATAAAAAGAATAATTACGATTTAAGTGATATTACAGGGGCTACTGTTAAGTTTAGTTACTTAAAAGACCAGCCTAGAGATGTTCAGAACTCTATTATGGCTGTACCTGTAATTGTTATTATGGATAAATCAGGTAGAGTAAGAATGCAATATGTAGCAGATATATCTTTACAAATTAAAGCCACTAGATTAGAAATACAGAATACTATAAATAGAATTAATAAATCCAGAAGGGCAAGTACTAACTAATGAATAGAATAAGTAAACATATAAGCTACAAAGAAGCTACTAGGAGCGCTACAGCTTTGCGTTTAGGTATAGATAATAAACCTAATGAGTATGAGCTTCAGAATATGGAAATGGTAGCTAAGAAAGTATTTGAACCATTAAGAGAAGCAGTTGATGCTCCTATTAAAATAAACTCATTTTATAGATGTGAAAAACTTAATAAAGCTATTGGAGGCAGCAGTAAAAGCCAACATTGTCAAGGACGTGCTATTGATATTGACGATATTTATGGTCACGTTAGTAATGCTTATATGTATTATTACATTAAAGATAATCTCGACTTTGACCAACTTATTTGGGAGTTTGGCACAAATGATAGTCCTGATTGGGTTCACGTTAGTTATGTAGATGAAGATTCTAACAGAAAAAGATGCCTAAAAGCTATAAGAGAAAATGGTAAAACTAAATATATAGATATAACAAATGAGCAAAATATTAAGTAAATTATTTGGGGCTACAGGTTCTAATATAGCAGATAAAATTTCAGGCATAATTGACAAACATACTTTTAGTAAAGAAGAAAAGGCTCAATTTGAAAAAGAGATGGAACAAATTTGGATTGATGCAGAAGCAGATATGCAAAAAAATGTTACTGAGAGATGGAAAGTAGATATGGCTTCTGATAGTTGGCTTAGTAAGAATGTTAGACCTTTAGTTCTGATATTTCTAGTTGTGTCTACAGTTCTTATGGTATTTATAGATGCAGGTGTTATATCGTTTGAAGTTAAAGCAAATTGGATTGATTTATTACAATTAGTACTTATAACGGTCATAGGAGCTTATTTTGGAGGTCGTAGCGTAGAGAAGTTTAAAAAGTAATGGCAAAGCTAGTTATAAGTAATTATCGTGCGTCTAATCGCACTAAAAGACCTAATGTACATTCTAAAAATGCAAGTAAAGGTCAAGTAAAGTATAAGAAAAAGTATAGAGGTCAAGGTCGTTAAATTTAATAGGTGTATAAATAAATTCAATACCCTCTATGAATTTAATAGGTATTTTTATATCTTTGTGAATTCAATAGGGTGCGAATATCTGTTGATTTCTTTGTTTTCAATGAAAAGGGGTAGCAAAATGTTGCCTCTTTTTTTTGTCTTTTGTCTTGCACATGACATATTTTATCTATATGTTTGTTGCATGGAAAACTTAACAAAGAAGTTGGTGCGTATTCAAGGGAGTTTGAAAGCACCGAAAAATCAAAGGAACAATTTTGGTAATTATAATTACAGAAGTTGTGAAGACATCTTAGAGGCAGTAAAGCCTTTATTGGCAAAAGAAGAGTTATTGCTTACTATTACTGATTCTATTGCTCCAGAACCTTTATTTGTTAATGCAGTTGCAGAGATTACTGACGGTGTAGATAAAATACAAGTCAGAGCTCAAGCAGGTATTAACTTAAATCGTAAAGGAATGGATGTAGCTCAATGCTATGGTGCATCAAGTAGTTATGCTAGAAAGTACGCTTTAAACGGCTTATTTTTAATTGATGATACAAAAGATGCAGATGCTACTAATAATCACTCTAACACGTCTAAAAACTCTTCTACGGCTGTCTTAGAGCCAAATAAAGACTGGCTAGAAGACAAAGGAGACAAGTTTGATAAAGCTAAACAAGCTATTAAAGAAAAAGGTTTTACTATCACCGATATTAGAAAAAAATATAAAGTAAGTAAGAAAGTAGAAAAATTATTATTAACCTAAATTAAATTAAAATTATGAATGAAAAAAAGTATGTAGGTAGTGGGAAAAAAGTTGGAAACTACGACCTAATTAACTTTACTATTAGTGAAGAAAAAACAAAAGATTCTTGGATTGAGTACAATGGAAAGCGTTATTTAAAGCTTACTATTGGAAACAAGAAAGAAACTGACCAGTATGGTAAAACTCACTCAGTTTGGCTAGATGAATATAAGCCAGATGCTCAAAAGCAATCGCAACCTGCTCAAGCATTACCAACACCAGATTTACCGTTTTAATTAACATTCCCCCATTACGTTAAGTTTTGGGGGATTTTTACCTTAAATCATGACACAAAGAAAAAACACAAAATACGTTAATATTAATTTAGCATTTATGAACACAAATTTAACAATATCAGAAGCAACGGTTTTATCTTATATAGATTCATTATCAATAAAAAAGGGTTATTGTTATGCCTCAAATGAAAGTATTTGTATGGCATTAAATTTAAACGATAGAACTTTATATAGGATATTAAACAAATTAGAAAACAAGAAATACATAAAAAGAAAGACAAAGAGTTTAGGAAATGACGGAAAAGAACGTAAGATTTACGTTAGCCCAAGTGCCAAGAATGTCAGTTCTATGTAATACACTGTGTATTATATAAATAAATAATACATAGTGTAATATATTACATAGTGTATTATAAAATATAGCAGAAATTTTATATTATGCAAGAAAACTTTGAAAAAATTGGAATCGTACCTAAAGGCAAATACTCTCAACAGAAAGTAAAGTGCCCAAAATGTAGTCATACTAGGAAAAATAAAAGTGATACATCGCTTTCTATAAACTTAGATGATGGATTATATCACTGCCACCATTGTGGCTGGAACGGTTCTGTAAACCCTAACAACAATATGATACAACAAAAAATATACACTAAGCCGACTACAAATAATTTAAAGAAAATAAATTCAAGTGCCATAAAGTTTCTTAATAGTAGAGGTATAACTAATGAAGTTATTGAAAACAATAAAATAACCACTACTAAAGACGGCAAAAGTGTTGTATTTCCATACCTAAAAAACAATGAGCTTGTAAATTATAAAACTAGAGGCATTGACAATAAAACATTTACCCAATCAAGAAACGGTCAACCTATTATATTCAATTACGATAGAGTAGTAAATCAAGACTTTGTAATACTTTGTGAAGGAGAATTTGATTCATTAAGTTGGGAAGTTGCAGGTTTCACTTGGCATACCTCTGTAAATATGGGTGCACCAAATGCCAGAGACAAAAACTTAGATAAGAAATTAGAATGTATAACAAACTCTTATGAAGTGTTTGATAATGCAAAAGTAGTTTACTTATGTACAGATAATGACGAAAACGGAAGGTATTTAGAAGAGGAATTAATAAGAAGGATTGGTGCTGAAAAAATAAGATTAATAGACACAAATCCATATAAAGATGCTAATGAAGTTTTACTTAATGAAGGTGTAGAATCGTTACAGCATAGATTTAAACACGCTAGAGTGCCTAAAGTAGAAGGTGTTTTTGATGTTAGTGATATATACGATAGTATGTTAGATGGTTATAGAAACGGACAAGAAAGAGGTTCTACAACACATATAGATTGTATAGATAGGGCATGGACTTGGCGTAATGGCGAAGTAAACATTTGGACTGGCTATCAAAATGAAGGTAAAAGTATGTTTTTAAATCAGCTATCAGTTTTAAAGGCATTTCACGATGGATGGAAGTTTGCAGTGTTTAGCCCAGAGAATATGCCAATAAATGATTTTTTCCATGATTTGATAGAATGTTACATAGGCAAAAGTTCAGACCCTTTTTATCAGAACAATTATATGAGTGAAGTTGAATTTAAACAAGGCATGGAGTTTATGAAAAAGCATTTTTTTATTATATATCCAAAAAAAAGTTATAAATTAGAAGACATATTTGAAAGAGCTAAGTTTTTAGTAAAAACAAAAGGCATACGTTCATTGATTATTGACCCATACAATACTGTACAACACAGAATGCAAAGAGGCGAAAGGGAAGACTTATACATAAGTAGATTTATGAGTGAGTTAAAAAGGTTTGCCGTAGAGAATAAAATCTCTGTTCATTTAGTTGCACACCAAGTTACACCACAAAAAGATGATAATGGTAGATATAGAAAACCAGATGTCAACACGATTAAAGGTGGTGGAACATTTGCAGATAAAAGTGATAATGTACTTTTTGTATGGAGACCAAATAGAGCTTTAGATTTTAGTAATACTGAGGTTACGTTTGGCAGTCAAAAAATAAAGAAACAAAAATTGGTAGGTTATCCACAAGATATTGAAGGCATAACTTATCATAGGAAATCAAACAGATATTATTTCAACAATCAAACACCCTTTGATAGTGTAGATAATATCAGATGCGAAAAAGAGCAAGAGTAGATGCTAACCAAAAAAAGATTGTCTCTCAAATTAGAGAGATGGGATGCTCTGTCCTCCATACTCATCAATTAGGCAAAGGTGCACCAGATATTATAGTAGGATATGCAGGTAACAATTATCTTATAGAAATTAAAGATGGAGACAAGCCGTTAGCACAACAAAAGCTTACGCCAGATGAAATTAAGTTTCAAGCTGAATGGCAAGGCAACTATCATGTTGTAAATTCATTTAACAAACTTAGAGACATAATATTTAAAGATGAGCTCTAAGATACTTGACATATTAGCTAAGAGGCATAATGAATGGATAAATATGGCTAAGAGTTTTAAATTGGATACTAATGATGCTAATGAGTTAGTTCAAGATATGTATATTAGAATGTATGATTATACAAAAGATGTAAAAAGAATTATGTATAATGAAACTGAAATTAATACATTTTACATATACATTACGTTAAGAAACTTGTATTATAGTAAGTTTACTAATTATAATAAAAATAAAAAAACAGTATTGTTTTCAGATATAGACAATGAAAAATTTAGTTATATTATGAATCAAATAGTTTATGATGTTGAGCAACATAATGATAATTACAAAAAAAAAGTTAACTTAGAGGCACTCTATAACAAGATTGATAGCGTTATTGAAGATTGGTATTGGTACGATAAGAAGCTAACTAAGTTATATTTAAATACTAATATGAGTATGCGAGATATTAGTAAAGAGACAAAAATAAGTTTAAGTTCAATATTTAATACATTAACAAATGCCAAAGAAAAAATCAGGAAAGAAAGTAAAGAAGAGTATAAAAAGTACAAAGGCTAAAGGATTAGGAGATACAGTTGAAAAGGTACTTGAAAAAACAGGAATAGCTAAAGTAGCTAAATGGATACTTGGTGAAGATTGTGGATGCGAACAGCGTAAAGAAAAACTCAATAAACTTTTTCCATATAAAAAACCAGAATGTTTAACAGAAGATGAATACAAATATTTAGACAAGTACTTTACTGAGTCAAAATCTACTGTACATCCAAAAACACAAGAAAAATTACTTAAAATAGGCAATAGAATATTTCATCAAAAAATGTCAATGACAAGTTGCACCTCTTGTTTTAAGAAAAATTTACATGACCAATTATACAAGGTTTATAAAGAATATAATAATGACTGAAAACAAAGGACTAATTAGGAATCGAAAGCGTGTAAAACAAGTCATTGATTTTACAGGTGTTCAAAACGGAAAACTACATCCGTCAGATATTGATGCCGTTTTAGAGTTTGATAATGAAGTTCTTATTCTTATAGAAGTTAAATATAAATTTAACAAGATACCAACAGGTCAAAGATTATTACTTGAAAGGATTTGTGATTCTTGGCATACTGAAAAATCAGCAGTATTGAAAGTAGAGCACGATTTTGATAATGATGATGTGAATATACCTCTTGAAAAATGTAGAGTATCTGGCATATATTATGATAAGCGTTGGACTTATTACAAAGAGACAAAAGACTTTAAGAAGTTTATAAATCAGATGGGAGAAAAATGGGATTGCAAAAAATGTAAATTCTAAAGTACATTATATCTTATATTTGTTATTTATATATGCCACTACTTAAACCTAAAAAATACGAACAAAAAGCTAGTTTCATGGCAAGGTTCATGAACAATGCTAAAATGATTCTTGAATACCCAGATACCAAACAACGCTATGCAGTAGGTATGGATATTTGGAAAAAGAATTTCATGTAATACTTGTTTATTACAGTTCTTTTATTAACTTTGTGAGTGAATAACAAAGAAATATGAGAACAATACTTTACACATTAATTTTATTTACACTATTTAGTTGCAGTGATAATTGTGATTTGAGCAGTTATCCGTCAGCACCTTTTATTGACGAACCCTATCATGCAGAGTATGGGGACAATACAGTTAGATATGTTTATCTATGCAGAGATGGTTATAATAATGAGGTTTATAATTATTATATAGAGGGTGGATGTTGGGAGTATTACGTTTCATATCAGTATAACTTAAATTGTAATTAAAATGAAAGAACCAATTATCACACTAGACAATGAGATGCATGATAGACATGAGCTCACACAAAAAGCAATTCAAGATAGCTTTTATTATGGCTACTTAGCTAAAGCTTGTTTATCAAGTAGTGCAGTAAGCCAACTACTTAAATCGCCATTAGAATACTTAAATCAAATAAACCTGCCTACTGAATCGGATGCACTAGCTCAAGGATATTTATTTCACGCTAGTATATTAGAAGAGGATAAATTTAATGAGTGTTTATTCTTAGATGTTAAGACAAAGGCAAATAAAGAATATAAACTTGCCAAAGAAGAAAGGTGGGATGTCTTTACTGTAAAGGATAGAGACAAGGCATTAAGATTAAGAGATAGATTTTATAATTGTAAACCTGCAAGTGAACTTATAGAAAACAGTGAGTTTGAAGTGCCTATGGTTGATAATTTAATGGGATACCCTTTTAGAGCTAAGGCAGATGTTTTAGGTCAGTATTTAATAGATTTAAAGACAACTCAGATTTGTTCAGCGTTTAAATACAGTGCCAATAAATATAATTACGATAGTCAATGTTACATTTATTGTAATTTGTTTGGCAAAAGTTATAAGGATTTTAAGTATATTGTCATTGATAAATCACCAACAAATGAAATTGGTATTTTTAATGTCAGTGAAAATTTCTATTTTAGTGGTGAGCAAAAAGTTGAATATGCTTTAAAGGTATATGAAAACTATATTAGAAACGAATTTGATTTAGAAAACTACTTAGTAGAAGACACTTTATAAATGGACAATGAATATTTAGATTACTTAGATTGTTACGAAGACACTCTATTATGTCTAAAGAAAAGAGTAATAACAGAAAACGAAATACCTATATTAATCGAGCAATATGAATTTGAAGAGCACTATGAATGTTGTGGTGCAATATTACACGCTTTAGAAGATTACAAGGCTCAACAAAATTATTTACCATGATTTCACCAAAACACATAATAGAAAAAATAGTTGAATTGTCAAGATTAAATATATTTAACAAGACCAGAAAAAGAGAATATGTCGAGGTTAGGTCTTTGCTAAACCATATATTATATAATCATAAAAGAATGACTTTATTTAATATTGTTAAGATATATAAGAAGTATGGCTGGGAAGTTAATCACGCTACAATTTTATATTCACTCAGAACTTATGAGGTTCATAAAAACTACAATAAAGATTTAATAGTATGGGAACAAAAGATTATTGATAAAATAAATCAAATGGATAATTATACAAAGCGAGAATATATTAAGAGCAAAGTAAATTATCTTAACAATAAAGACGTTGATGAATTGACTATGGTTATTAGCAATATGGTAGATAAAAAATTAGAGTATGCAGAATAAATATAGAAAGTTACTACAAAAAGAATCGCCTAACTTATATAAGAGTTATGAGAATATTGTTGAAGAGCAGTTTGAACTCTTTGCAAAAAAGCAATTAGATTATGGCATTAGTAATATAAGCACTGGTGCAAACCTAGAAACTAAGGAAGGTAAAGACTTTGCTTTACATGGTTTATGGTTTAGAATGAATGATAAAATAAGTCGTTGGAAAAATCTAATTATTAAGAATCGTAAAGGTAATAACGAAACCCTCTTAGATACATATCAGGACTTAGGCAATTACTCTATTATATGCCAATTAATAAATAAAGGTTTATGGAAGGAGTAAACGAGAACAAAAAGAAAAAAGACGGAAGAGCAAACAATGGTGCTTTAAAAGGAGTTTATAGAGGTCAAGGAAGACCACCAAAGGCAAGGGAAAAAAAGCTAGGTAACTATGCTTTAGGTGCCATGAAAAAAGTATTTGGAAGCGAAGAGAAAGCTTGGTTAGAACTTGCTAAACAGGCTCAAGATAGTTTCCCTCATATGAGATTACTTTGGGAATATAAGTATGGTAAACCAAAAGAATTAAAAGAACTTAATGTTAAAACAGAAGTAAACATTCCTGTAATTAATTTTGCCGATAAAGAAAAAACTATTGATATTGAATCAGAAGATATAAAAGATGAAGAAACTAAATCTGAATAAAAAATATCAAGCTCTATTTAATTCAGATAGTAGATACTATGTAATTACAGGAGGAAGGGGAAGTGGAAAGTCTTTTGCTACAAACACATTTTTAGTATTACTTACTTACGAAAAAGGACATAGAATATTATTTACTCGTTATACAATGACCTCAGCAGGTATGTCAATTATACCTGAGTTTATTGAGAAGCTAGAGTTAATGGGCATACTTGACCAGTTTACTGTTACTAAAACAGAAATCATTAATAATTTAACAGGCAGTTCAATATACTTTAGTGGTATTAGAACATCAAGTGGAGACCAAACGGCAAAGCTTAAATCTATTCAAGGTGTTAGTTCGTTTGTTTTAGATGAGGCAGAAGAGCTAACAGACGAAGAGAGTTTTGATAAAATTGATTTTAGTATTAGAGCAAAGAATGTAAAGAACAGATGTATATTAATTCTAAACCCTACTACAAAAGAGAATTGGATATATCAAAGGTTCTTTCAAAACAGAGGAGTTCCTGACGGATTTAATGGCACAAAAGAAAACATTACTTACATTCATACAACTTACTTAGATAATTTAGAACATTTATCAGAATCGTTTGTAAAGCAAATTAATGATATGAAAGTCAGAAGACCAGAGAAGTATAAGCATCAGATTATGGGAGGCTGGTTACAAAGAGCAGAAGGAGTTATATTTACTCATTGGAATATAGGTAAATTCAATACGGAAATAGATTCAATATTCGGTTTAGACTTTGGATTCTCTGTTGACCCTTCAGCGTTAATTGAAGGTGCGATTGACAAAACTAGGAAAATTATTTGGTTTAAAGAACATCTTTATAAAAAAGGTTTAACTACCTCACAAATTTATGATGCTTGTATTAGAAAGGTTGGCAGGAATTTAATAGTTGCTGACAATAGCGAACCGAGATTAATTACTGAATTGAAAACAAAAGAACAAGGATTAAACATAGTACCAACCATAAAAAAGAAGGGAAGTATATTATCAGGAATTGCATTGATGCAAGATTATCAAATTGTAATTGATAGCAATTCAATAAATTTAATTCGTGAGTTTAATAATTATTCTTGGAAGCTTACAGGTTCTATCCCTCAAGATGATTGGAATCATGGAATTGATGCTTGTCGTTATCTTTGTCAGTACCTACTTACTAGGTCTGTACCTCATGGCAATTACTTTATTAGGTAAATTGTTACATTTGTAACAAAAAACATTTAATTTGTTATATTTCTACATTTATTTGTCAGTTGGAGAATTAATTACTATATTGAACACAGTTCATTGAAATATTGTTTAACTAAAAATTAAAAACATGCAAACAAACAGATTTAAAAAATCTTTTGGAGGTAGAGAAAAGTTCTTTACCAAAAAAAGTCAGAAAACAAAAAAGAATCTTTATGTTGGAGATTGTGTAGTGAGAGCAATAGCACACGCTACAAAAAAACCTTATAAGGAAGTTTGGGATGAATTAATGGATTTATCTAAAAAGACATTACAAATGCCAAACGAAGAAATTAATTATAGCTCTTACTTGAGGAGTATAGGTTGGGAAAAACAAAAACCTTTTAGAAATCTAAACAACAAAACCGTAAGGGTTGCTTATTTTCCTGCTAAACCTAGAGGCAAGTATATAATTTCAACAAGAAATCATTTAACCTCTATTGTGAATCGTGTTCATTTAGATACTTGGGATTGTGGAGGATACAGAGCTAACAGTTTCTGGATTAAGAAATAAGAAGTAGGGGAGGGTAAAACCTCCCTTTTTTAAAAAAAGATTTGGTCAGTTGGAAATAATTAACTAAGTTTGTGTATAACTAATAAATAAAACTATGAAAACAAAGAAAGAAATCATTAACAAACACTTTAAACTAAAAAACGATTGGATACAAAAAAGTAATCAAAATCGTATGTTAGAACTATTAAGTAAACAATTTAAAAACAAATAATTATGAGTTGGATAGAAAACGAAACCTTTGACCATTACAGAAAAAGAGTAAATCAAATAGAAAAATCAATTAACCTATTAAGAAGTCATGGCTACACTGTTGTAGATTTAGAAGGCAAAATAATAGAAGAACAAGTAAAACAATAATGGAAGACATCATTGAAGAGCTAGAAGCTGAAATAAAAAGTTTACAATACGACATTGAATGGCAAAACCATTATATGAAATACTTAGAAGACAAGAATTGTGAATTGGATAATGAAGCTACAACCTATGCTAATTATATGATGAACTCAACAAAAACCTATAAAGTATGAAAAGAATAATTGATAAAATAAAAGATTATTTACAAGTGCCTAATAAGAAAAAACCTGTACCTACAAAAAGACGTAGCAACAAAAAATACAAACCCACACAAGAACTTACGTTGAAAGCTTTAATAAATAAAAACACAAGTAAGCGATTGCAAAGTGATGTAGACGTTCTTGCTGATTTAATAGTCAAACATTCGGGAGGAAATGGTGCTTTTACATATAGGTTAGCTAATCAGAGTTTTAAACTTTGTAATCATAATTCTTTAAGTAAATCACTTGAAAGATTATGGAAAAGAGAAATGTTAAAAACAGATTATATAAACAAAAAAAAGAAGTCAAATGAGAAAGTGTAACAAATGTTCGGCAAGAATAGAACAGAAAGCAAAACAATTATTCTGTTATAATTGCAAAGGGTATAAGATGCCTTACGAAACTTATAAATTTTATTCACTAGCAAACCAATTTGAAAACAAATAACATGAAACAAACTTATAGTGGTTTTATAAGAAACCAAGAAGATACAGATTCCAAACCATTTGTGCCAACAGGAGTAGTATATGAATTTAGAGAAGAGTTAAAACTATTGTTTGGTAAATTTAAATGTGATTTAAAAAACCCTGAACACATAAAAGGAATAGCTGAAATAATGAATAATTGGAAACCAATTTTAAGAAGTCAATTTGAAAACAAATAGTATGAAAATAGAACAATTAAAACAAGAATTAGAATGGTGGCGAACTTATGGCGAATATGTCGCAAAGGTTCATAACAATGTAGATGCTGAAGCTTGTGGGTTTGCTGATGGAGATAATGAATATCAAGATAATTTTAACTAAAACAAATAATATGAAAGTAAACAGAGTATACAAAACAGTACGCCCAATGAAAAAGTTTGGCAATTTAATAAAGGATTTATTTATGCCTAAGCAATCTAATCATTTCTGGATAAGAGTAAAAGAAATCGCAGAAACTAAAGAGGAAAAAGAAGAGCAAATTTATGCCATAATAGAATTATTAAATAATAGAATAGATATAAAACTATGAGTAATTTAAAAGCACACTTACAACAGGATTTACTTGAAGCACATGAGTGTTTTTACAATGTAAATAGAAATATAAATAACTATGTTGTAGATAATCAATACAACAATGAATTTAAAAGAAACTTAGAGAAGCTAGACAATTTCTTTACTTATTGGAACTATCACGCTAAAAACTTAAATAAATAAATATGACACACTTAGAAGATTTAAACCGAATCGAGATTAACCATTTAAGAGATTTACTTAGAAATGTAAAACAAGAGAATGAGAATTTAAAAGATATGAATCGAACACTACAAGCTACTGTCGAATTATATCTACAACAACAAGAACAAGAATATAAAGAAAGCAAAGCATGAGGCATTATTTCATAAGAGAGTTAGCAGTGTTTAAATTTAAACGACTTAAGAAAGCTACAAAGAGAGCAAAGCTTTTAGTTGATGAAGATGATAATTTAATATGGGTGCCAAATTTTATGGTAAGTAAATACACATGGAATAAAGAAACTCAAGAGGTTAAAATATTAGTGTCGCCAAAGTATCTTGTCTCTGTTCTTAACTTACCAATAGAAAAGAAGTTTGTATATAAAAGGCATGATAAGAATAAATTTAAAACATGAGAGTTCTAACCTTTGAAATAAAAGAAGTAGGGCAAGAGCCATACCAAAAGCAATTCAATACGGATAGGTCAATTCAATGGACAGTTCAACAGTATTCAAGACACAGAGCAATTCAATACATGAATTTAATAGAATAAATTTAATACATTGTGAATTTAATATAAATTCAATACATTAGTAAAAACATTTTTGTTTGTTTGTTTGCCCTCTGTAAATTTTACAGGGGGTTTTTTGTTGGATAACTTGCAAAGCTAAAAACAATAAAAGCAAGAAAGCAAATTAATGTTCTTATTTAGAATTAATATAAATTAATAGTTATTAACGTACTTTGTGAATTATTTATATATATTTGTGTAAACATTAAAACAAACAAATGAAAGAAAACAATTATTTAAACAACAGAATTGAAGCTTTAGAAAAAGAGGTTGAAAGGTTATTGTCTTTAAATGATGCCTTAGAAAGAGCTTGTCTTTATTTACATGAAGAAAACAGAAAATTAAATTTATTTAAATGAAAAATACAATACACAAACTTTTTATTAATGCTTTAGTAATAATTTCCTTTATTACGTTCGCCTTTGTCATGGTGGCATCTCTTATAATTTTAACTAAACTATTTATATAATGAAAACAAAAATTAAAAACCTATTCGCTAAAATCATTTTAAGCGACTTATTTATAAAAGTATTTGTTTATACATCTGCTTTTATTTTAACCTTATTATTAACCTTAGAAATATAAAACAATGAAAACAACAAACAAACATTTATTAAAGCTATCAAAAGAGATAGCACAAAAAGAACTCAAAGAACATCTAAAACTTTATAAAGAAGTTATTCCAAACGCATATGAAAAAGAAAACACGCCAGAAGCAAAAGAAAGGTATTTAAAGGAAGAAACAGAATATTTTTATATTGAGTTATCAAGAATTAAAAACGCTCTTTTGAAAGGCAAATTTTATGTAAATATAGAATACGTTTCAAAAAGTGGAATGAGTAGAAAAATAAATATAGGATACATTTATAAAAATAATTTTAGGCACATCAGAAATAAACACATATTAAAATTTGCTTGTATAAATGAAAAAGGTTTAATTGGTGGGTGTGGAATGGATATGTGTTTTCACGCTCAATATAGCTTATTTAATAAGCTTCATAGAAGCTATAAAGAGGCAAAATACCAGACAAGAATGAAAACATATAACACAATATTTTAAATTAACATTATGAATTTATATTATAACAACTTAAAACAATTACAAAAAATATACAATACTACTTGCAACGCTTACGAGTGGAAAATTAACATGCTAGAAAAAGAAATAAAAGAACTTAAAAACAAAATAAAATAAACATTATGCACCGACTAGAAAAAAACATCTTGCACCATGCAAATAAAAGAAGAGAACAAAGAAAGTATTTGGTTTGGATAGGTGGCACTTATAACGCCTTTAATACACTAGATGAAGCCACAAAAGAAAAACAAAACTATTTAAACAAAGGATATACAGATATTCAAATTGAAGTAATAAATTAAATTATATTAATATGAAAACAAATCAAAGAAAGTATTTTAATAACACAAAATTAAAATTATTAATCTTAGGTCAAATAAAAACAAATATAAATTCAAATAAACTAAATAAACTATTAAGAATATATAATACCTTAAATTAATTTATATTAATCTTTTATCGTTCTTTATTAAAAATTAACCTCCTTTTTAGGGGGTTTTTTTATATCCAACATTTTGTTAGATTCTTAACATTCAGTTAATTAAGATTAATTAAATATTGAAAAAGTATATTTCTTTTCTTTATCAGATATAAACATAGCCATATTAGCAATTTAAGCACCTTTTTAGCTAGTTTCACACCCTTTCTGGTATGTACCCCTCATTTTAATTTAATAATCCCTTAAAACGTCTCTAATTTAATATTGGTTATAGGTAGGTTATAGAAAAGGGGGTACTCTCCCTGTTTGCAAACGTGCTAAGTATAT